CTTTCTATTTTGATTAATTTAGAGGTGCTAAAAGTAGCCATCAAAGAAAAACAACTAATAGAAGCAATCAAAACCGTACTCGAAAATGACTAGATCAAACAAATTTCAACTTGCGATTATGGGTTTGATTACCTTAGCTCTGATAGTTATATTTTCAAGTTGCTCAGGCCAAAAGCATCCAGAATTCAGTTCATACAAGGATCTTAACAGAAAAATGGATCGTGAACTAAGCAGGAACATTAAGGACTCAGACAAGGTAAGGCATGACTACAGAAGGAAATGAGAGCTGTTATAGTCATCATTTTTCTGCTCTTGTCAGGCTGCGAAGCTGCAAAGGTAAATAGACTTAGGCAGCGCATCATGAGCGAAGAAGGTACTGTAATAGCGATTAACAGGGAATACGGTTTCTATACTGTTTTTTGGGAGTGCGAGAATGCAAGGTACAAAAATCAGCCTTGTTTTGGAATCAGCGACCACCCGATGAGGATGGGAATAAATTTAGGGGATACAGTTAAAATAATGATAAAATGACTAACGAAAACTTAGAGCGATTGAAAAAATTATTAGAAGGAACTGAATTTGATGTTGACGATTCTGATTCTGTTCATGCATTGGTAAAATCAAAAGACCCTTGGGAAGGGGTTGAGTTTGTTGAGTGTATAACGGATCAATCTAATAATTTCAGGAAGGGCAAGGTTTATCGATTGGTTCCGGGTAAGAATATTAAATGCCCAAACTGTATTTACACTGAAGATAAAAAATCTGGAATATATGGAACTGCAAGCACATTAGGCTTAGGGGGAACTATGCTATGCTTTAACCCCTCCACAGAAGAAGCCTATGTAAACCAGCTAAAGGATAAGGCGTTTGAATTGTACGGGGATATTCAGGATCCGGATAGGTTTGAGGAGCCTACCAGTAATATTGACACGCACAGAGCTGTTGATAATTTGGTAAATCCTGAATGGGATTACATAAAAAATCAGGATGAGCTATTTTTATATTCAATTCTTCTATACAAAGGGGGCAAATGGGCAAAGAAGCTACCGAAAAGGATTGAGGTATCAATTCTAAATATTATCTTAGAGGATAATTATCAGGCTTTTGAGAAATGTAAATCTATCGGTAAAGAAGCTATATTTGACTATATGAGCAAGCAGCTAGAGAAACTATTGAATGATGAAGTTGATTAACACCTAATTAGCCCGGGATTAACTTTTCGGGCTTTTTTTTCGTTAAATTGCAGTGTAAACGAAAAGTAAATTATGGCAGGAGGTAGACCTATGATATGGAAAGATCCTATTGAATTATCTAATTTAATTGCTGATTATTTTGATCAGACAAAAAGACCTACGCTTTCAGGCCTTGCAGTATTCTTAGAAGTTGATCGACATACTTTGTATAATTACAAGGAAAAAGATGAGTTTTTCCACATAATAAAAAGGGCTACAGCAAAGGTTGAGGCAATCTATGAAGAGCGTGCAATCTATGAAAACAATCCTACCGGGGTAATTTTTGCTTTGAAAAATATGGGTTGGAGTGACAGGGTCGCAAATGACCACACAACTAACGGCAAAGATATAACCTCACCTATCAAATGGGTAGATGGAACTGCTGAATAACTACAAGCCTATATTTAATCAATTCCCGTCAACTAGGTATTTTCTTCTTACAGGATCAAGGGGTTCCGCAAAGTCTTTTCACGTTTCGACTGCTTTACTTCACCTGACTTACGAGAAAGGCCATATCATTCTATTCACTAGATGGACTTTAGTCTCTGCTTATATTTCGATCATTCCAGAATTTATACAAAAGATTGAAGAACTTAATAGGTTTGAAGACTTCGAAATTACCCAAACCGAGATCACAAATAGGGTAACAGGATCTAAGATTCTATTCAAGGGAATAAAAACTAGCCAAGGGACCTCAACCGCAAACCTAAAATCAATTGCAGGGGTTACTACCTTTGTTCTAGACGAAGCAGAAGAGCTAGTAGATGAAGACGTTTTTGATCGGATAGACTTGTCAATCAGAACTAAAGGGATGACAAACAGGGTCATGATCGTGATGAACCCGAGCTATAAAAGTCACTGGATTCATAAGCGATTTTTAGCAAAAGGAAAGAAAAGTGATACTACCTATATTCATACTACCTATTTAGATAATGCTATTAATTTATCAGCGTCTTTTTTAGAGCAAGCGAACCGAGTTAAGCAAGAAAACCTACTTAGGTATGAACATTTATTTTTAGGGAAATGGCTGGAAGATGCTGAGGGTCTGCTTTGGAATCGGGCTATAATTGCAAAGGCTTTTATTGATGTAGCTCCAAAGCTAAAAAGAATAGTAGTTGCAATTGATCCGGCTGTTACTGCTACTTCGGAAAGCGATGAGACAGGGATTATAGTTTGCGCAACGGATTACAATGATAAAGGATATATTCTTGAAGATTTAAGCGGCAAATATTCCCCTAATGAATGGGCTATAATTGCAGTAAAAGCGGTTGACCGTTGGAATGCTGATTGCATAGTAGCGGAAAAAAATCAAGGCGGTGACATGGTGGAAAGTGTTTTAAGGTCGCAAGGGGCAAAGAATAGAGTTAAGCTAGTCACAGCAACTAAGGGAAAATTTGTAAGAGCGGAGCCTATCTATTCTCTGTATGAGCAGAATAGAATTTTTCACGTTGGGAATCTTTCTATATTAGAATCTCAAATGGTTACTTTTAACCCGGACAAAGGCAAATCTCCAGACCGTGTAGATGCTCTTGTATGGGGACTGACTGAATTAATGATTAACAATAAAAACCCTGTTGGGCTAATTGATATGAGCTAATGATAAAAACCGTAACTATTTACTTATCCCTACTAATTGCCATGTACTTATTAGGCAGTTTCATAGCTTGGACCCTAAACCCAATTCAGTGGCTTTGGGTGGGTCGTTCAGTTTTTGTAATATTTTACGTATTTTTGGTTATTGCAATCGATCTAAAGAATAATAAATGATTTCTCTGATTCAAAAATACCTCCTTACAAGTCCAAGGCCTACAGCCGATTTAGACGCAAACTTACTTAACAAAGCTATTTACGGACAATTCAACGTGAATAATTTAGTTGTGTGGATGGATAATAGGGTCGATACATTCATTAACGAAGGGTATCGGGGTAATGCTATGATCTATTCAATAGTTAAAAAGATTGGCGAAAAAGACTCAGAAGTACCTTTGCAGGCATTCAAGGAAAACGGCAAAGAGAAGCGATACAAAGCGATAAAATATAAGTCTGGGGAACTAGATCGCGCTCAGTCCAAATTTGAACGGGTTAAGAACCTTGAAGCGCTTGAGTCAGGCGATTTGATGGATCTTCTAAAACACCCAAACCCAAGGCAAACGCAAATTGAGTTCTTGAAAGAAGTATCAATGTGGTTCAGGCTAACAGGCGAAGTTTTTATCTACGGGGTTAGGATTGGAGGCGGTTTGCGAGACGCTAACAAATTCAAAGAAATGTATTGTTTGCCAGTTAATAGATTGGACCTTATTCAGGGAGATATGTTTATGCCTTTCAAAGGCGTGAAATTTAACATAGGAGATCAGACTATTGAAATTCCAGCCTCTGAGATCAAACATATTAAAATGGTTAATCCGTATTGGGATCTTCAGGGATCACAGCTAAGGGGTCAAAGTCCGCTACTTGCAGGGATTAAGTTTCTGAGCAAGAATAATGAAGCAGTTTCGAGCTTAAAAAGATCACTTGAGAATGAAGGTGCAAAAGGTTTTATCAGTCCAGACGCGTCTCAAGACCCTGAAAAGTGGCTAACAGCCGAACAGCTACCTACTCTGAGGCAGCAGCTACAAAAGTACTGGGATGGCAGCATGAATAAAAACCGTGTTGGGGCTTTGGGTATTCCTATGCAATACCAATCAATCGCACTTAGTCCGGTTGCTCTTGACATCTTGAAAGGCATGGAATACGATGATGAGAAATTATGCAACCTATGGGGTATTAATCCCGCTCTTTTCCGCTCAGATTCAAAGTTTGACAACCTAAACGAAGCCAAAAAGCAGTTAGTTGTAGATGTTTCTTTACCATTTTTGAAGCAGCTAGAACAGGCTTTAAGCGAGTTTCTTTTGCCAGCCTTTCCCGGTGAAGCCGATTATTTAGACTTTGACATATCAGAATATTCTGAGCTTAATGCAGATTCAAAACTAATAATGGAAACGTTTTGGCATGGCGGATTAGCCACTTTAAACGAGGTTAGAACGATGCTTGGATTTGACGAAATAGATGCAGACTATGCACGGGCTATCTATACAGAGGCAAATAAAATTACACTTCAGGAAGCTTTTGAAGGCGGGGCGGACTTTCAGGATTTAAACCTATAATGAACATAGCACAAATCAGACGCGAGAACAAAAAAGCTAACAGGCAATACCAAAAGTTTGGCGAAGAACTATTCTTTAAAACGTTGGTTTCGCAAGCTGAAATTTTTGATGAAAGGTTAATGACTTCGGCCTATGTGGAATACTATCAGAAAGTTTTTCCAGACGCGGCACGTAGGGGCTATTTCCAGATCAGAGCAATGCAGAAAACTAAGGACTTTGAAATGAGCGATTTGTTTCTAAATACCTGGAAAGCTTGGATTGGGGTTTGGGTCCGCGAAAACTTAGGCGGTCTTATCACAAACGTAAACAATGGGACCAGACTAGAGATTAGGAAAATACTAGAAAGAGCCATTGAATTAGGTTTAAATCCTTTTCAGACTCAGCAACTGCTAACGGAAACCATCGGAAGCAGATCCAGAGCGCGAGCTATTGCG